CGTGGCTTATCCTCTGGATGCTGACCACGCGCATAGGCTCAACGACCATTGTGTCGGCTAACTCGGAAGCGCAGTTGCGCTCGATCACATGGGCCGAAATCACTAAGTGGGCGGCGCTTCTAATCAACTCGCATTGGTTTGAGATCAGCGCCACCCGTGTGATGCCCGCTAAATGGATTGCCGAACTCGTTGAACGCGACCTAAAGAAAGGCACCCGTTACTGGTCTGTCGAAGGTCGTCTCTGGTCAGAAGAAAACCCCGACTCGTATGCCGGTGTCCACAACCACGACGGCGTGATGGTCATCTTCGACGAAGCCTCGGGTATCCCTGATCCTATCTGGTCTGTGACCGCAGGCTTTTTTACTGAGAACACGCCAAACCGTTTCTGGTTTGCGTTTAGCAACCCACGACGGAATGAGGGCTATTTCTATGAGTGCTTCAACGCGAAAAGGAACTTCTGGACGACGCAAAGCATCGACGCCAGGCAAGTCGAAGACACCGACAAAGCGGTCTACGAGCAAATCATCGAAGAGTACGGCGCGGACTCCCCGCAAGCCCGAATCGAAGTGTATGGACAGTTCCCCGCCGATGGAGACGACCAGTTCATCCCTCCAAGCCTGGTGGACGAAGCGGCGTCTCGCCCTAAGTACAAGGATGAAACTGCTCCGATTGTACTGGGCGTTGATCCGGCTAGAAGTGGCAATGATTCCACGGTCATTGTCGCGCGCCAAGGACGCGATATTGTCGCGATTAAGAGATATAAAGGCGAAGATACAATGGAGATTGTCGGGCGAGTAATCGACGCAATCGAAGAGTTCCGCCCAGCGCTCGTTGTCCTTGACGAAGGTGGCCTCGGCTACGGCATCTTGGATCGCTTGAAAGAACAGCGGTACAAGGTGCGTGGCGTCAACTTTGGCTGGAAGTCGTCAAAGCCTGCGATGTGGCAGAACAAGCGTGCCGAGATGTGGGGTGATATGCGCCAGTGGTTGCGTACCGCCTCAATCCCGAACGAACGATTACTGAAGTCCGACCTCTGTAGCCCGCAGTACAAGACCAATTCCTCGGGTGCCATAGCCCTAGAAGCCAAGAAAGACATGAAGGCTAGAGGCTTGGCCTCCCCTGACGCAGCAGATGCTTTAGCGGTTACTTTCGCGTACCCTGTTGCAAGTCGGGAGTCAAGAGTTAAAATCGAGCGTAGGTTTTCAGGACGCGGCGAGATGCTCTCGTCGTGGATGGGTGCTTGAGTGGCTAAGAAGTCCGTATCGCTCTCCGTTGGTCGCGGCGAAAAGCAGTCCGTTTCTAAGGGCGCTGGCCTGACCGCCAAGGGTCGAGCAAAGTACAACCGTGCCACGGGCAGCAAACTGAAGGCTCCTGCGCCTAGTCCTAAGACTAAGGCTGACGCAGGACGCAAAAAGTCGTTCTGTGCGCGTATGAAAGGCGTTGTTGCCAAGGCCAAAGGCCCGGCAGAGCGCGCAAAGGCTTCACTCAGACGATGGAAATGTAATTAATGGCTGCTAAAAAGGGCTTGTACGCCAACATTCACGCTAAACGGGAGCGTATTGCTGCCGGTTCTGGCGAAAAGATGCGAAAAGCGGGTGCTAAAGGCGCTCCAACTGCTAAAGCGTTCCGTCAATCGGCCAAAACGGCCAAAAAGAGGAAATAATTATGAAGTACGGCCCTGTAGGCGTGTCACCCGGTGCCACTATTGGCGACATGATCACCAATTCTCGTATGCAGAAGCCCCGTGCGCCTGCTCCCCGCGCTCCGCGCCGGGTAAACGAGGAAATGATCCGCACGACGGTTGCGTTTCGTCCGACCCCAGTCGTTAAGCCGCGTGGACGGATGGGCTAATGCCCTTAGTCAAGTCGGCAAGCAAAGGTGCTTTCCGTAAGAACATCAAGGCGGAAATGAAGGCTGGCAAGCCGCAGAAGCAGGCTGTTGCCATCGCCTATTCCGTTAAGCGCCGCGCTGCGGCCAAGGGTAAGAAGGGCAAGTAATGGCTAAAGACCCGACAGGGATGAAGGGAGCGGCTCAGGTCGCTAATACGCCGCAGTCCCGCCGTGGACGCGATGCGGGGGACATCCTCTCGCAAGCGCGTACCCGTATGCAGTTGTCCCTGACGGCGTATAGCGAGTCCCGCGACAGCGAACTTGATGACCTGCGCTTTATGGCAGGCTCGCCGGACAACCGCTGGCAGTGGCCGCAAGAAGTGTTGGCTACCCGTGGTGCCGTGCAGGGTCAGACGATCAATGCGCGCCCCTGCCTGACCATCAACAAACTGCCGCAGCACGTTCGTCAGGTCACTAACGACCAACGCCAGAACCGTCCTTCGGGCAAGGTCATTCCGGTTGATGACCAAGCCGACATTGAGGTAGCCGAGGTATTTGACGGCATCGTTCGGCACATCGAGTACATCTCGGATGCCGATGTCGCTTACGACACCGCTTGTGAGAACCAGGTGACGTATGGCGAAGGCTATATCCGCATCCTGACCGAATACTGCGACGACAATACGTTCGACCAAGACATTCGTATCGGACGTGTGCGAAACTCGTTCTCGGTCTATATGGACCCTCACATCCAAGACCCCTGTGGGTCGGATGCCGAGTGGTGTTTCATTACTGAGGACATGCCCCGTGAGGAGTTTGAGCGTCATTTTCCTGACGCCGAGCCAATCTCGTCGATCCAGCAGCGTGGTACTGGTGACGAGAATCTGGCGCAATGGATTACGGATAACTCCGTTCGGATTGCGGAATACTTCTACGCTTACTACGAAAAAGCGAAGTTAAACCTCTATCCGGGGAACCAAACGGCGTTTGCCGGGTCACCCGAAGCCAAGCAGTTGGAAATGATGGGCTTGCAGGCTGTTCGCAGCCGCGAAGTCGATATTCGCAAGATCAAGTGGATCAAGACCAACGGCTACGAGATTCTGGAAGAGCAAGAGTGGCCGGGTAAGTGGATTCCGGTCATTCGCGTAGTCGGTAACGAATACGAAGTTGAAGGCCGTATCTACATTAGCGGCCTCGTGCGTAACGCTAAAGACGCGCAGCGCATGTACAACTACTGGGTATCCCAAGAGGCGGAAATGCTCGCCTTGGCCCCCAAAGCGCCGTTTATCGGCTATGGCGGTCAGTTTGAGGGATACGAGCATCAGTGGAAGACGGCTAACACGCAGAACTGGCCGTACCTTGAGGTCAATCCTGACGTAACTGACGGCGCTGGCGCGGCGATGCCGTTGCCGCAACGTGCTGCTCCGCCCCTTGCTCAAACGGGCTTAATTCAGGCTAAGATGGGCGCGTCGGACGATATTAAGTCCACGACGGGCTACTATGACTCTAGCCTGGGCGCCACGTCTAACGAGCGGTCGGGTAGAGCCATTCTGGCGCGTGAACGTCAGGGCGATACGGGGTCATATCACTACGTCGATAACCTTGCCCGCGCTATCCGCTACGTCACGCGTCAACTCGTGGACTTGATTCCGAAGATTTACGATACCCAGCGTATCGCCCGAATCGTCGGCATCGACGGTGAGACGGGTACGGTGCGGATCGACCCGATGCAGCAAGAGCCTGTCCGTAAGATCATGGATCAGGCTGGCATTGTCATCGAGAAAATCTACAACCCGTCTGTCGGTAAGTACGACGTAGCGGTAACGACTGGCCCGTCCTACCTGACCAAGCGTCAGGAAGCGATGGAGGCCATGTCGCAAATCCTGCAAGCCAACCCGAACCTCTGGCAGGTGGCTGGCGACCTGTTCGTCAAGAACATGGATTGGCCGGGCGCCCAAGAGATCGCTAAACGTCTGGCTAAGACGATTGACCCCAAACTCCTTGCTGATCCGGATGAAGACCCGGCGTTGCAGGCTGCTAACCAGCAGATCGAGGTCATGGGTCAGGAAATGCAGATGATGCAGGAAATGCTCCAGCGCGTCGGTCAGTCGATGGAAGCAACTGAACTGCGTATCAAGGAGCAGGAAGCCTCGATCAAGGCTTATGACGCCGAAACCAAGCGCATTGGCACTATGCAGGCTGGTATGAGCGAGGAACAGATACAAGATATAGTGATGGGGACGATTAGCGGGATGCTCTCCTCTGCTGACCTCGTAGCGCCTGTTTCACGTGAAACCGAAATGATGCCGCCTGAGATGGGCATGGAGTTACCGCCGCAATGACCTGCGAAGTCTTTATCGGACGGCTGTTTCTGGCTCGGGATGTGACCCACAGCACCCACCTGAATACCCGTAACTACGCCAAGCACAAGGCGCTGCAAAAGTTCTACGAGGGCATCATTCCCTTGGCGGACGATTTTGCCGAGGCGTATCAGGGTCGGCACGGCCTAATCGGCCCGATTGCGCTGGCATCTGCCCAGAAGTCAAACAACGTACTTGACTTTTTGGAAAAGGAACTTAAGGAACTTGAAGAAATGCGGTATAAAGTCGTCTCTAAAGACGACGCTACCCTGCAAAACCTGCTGGACGCGATCTTCGAGTTGTACCTGTCCACTATCTACAAATTGAAGTTTTTGGCTTGAGGTATAGACAATGCAATTACTTAACCCACTTGATGACAGTCTGTTCCCGGCCAAGACTGCCTCCTACACGGGTACTGCCGGGTCTACGGGTACGTGGGATGCGGGCGTAGAAGCCCTGTTGGTGTGGACTACGACTGCCGCGTATATTGCGATTGGTAATGGCGTTACGGCGACCACCAGCAGCACCCCGATCCCGGCAAACGTCCCTGTGCCGTTCGCTGTGCCGAAGGGTACTGGCGGTCCGTGGCGCGTATCGGCTATCCAGGTTGCCTCGGGTGGCAACGTGTACGCCAAGCCTATTAGCGGCACCTAATGACAGTTTTTTACGGCATATCCCCTGCAAACGGCATAGCCATCGGGCTAGGGTCGATTATTGCATTAGGGGTTCCGCCAGCGGCTCCTGCCCCCACGGGCAGTTACCTTTTATTGGAAGACAACTCGTTTGTGCTGCTCGAAGACGACAGCAAAATAGAATTGGAGTAAATCATGGCTGATACCAAGATAAGCGCATTAAGTTCTGGCGCACCGGCAGTAGGCACGGACGAGTACGTTATTGCCCGCTCTGGCGCTAACTACAAACTGACCGGCACGAACCTGCTGACGCTGGTCACTAGCACGGCAAACAGTTTTACTGCCGCGCAGTCCTTTACGGTTGCCGGTACGTTTACCGCCGCGCAGACGTTCCGTGCTGCCAATGCGATTCGCTCTGAGGCTGCCTCAACGCAAGACGCGGTGGTTATCGCCGGTCGCGCAGGCGGTACGAGTTCGTATGCGGTCACGCTGACTCCGACCACGCTAACGGCTAACCGAACGGTGACGATCCCTGACGAGACGATGACGGTTGGATTCCGTAACGTCCCGCAGTCGGGTTCAGCCAAGACGACCTCTTATAGCCTCGCCGTTGGCGATGTAGGTAAGTTCATTGAGGTCGGTGCGTCGGGTTCCATCACGATCCCTGATGCGACGTTTGCC